AATAAGAGGCAAATTCTGACTTCGTGTGCCTAGGTGGCATATTCACGATTAAACGTTTAAGCTTCCCGGTCGATAAATCATTAAATTTCTTGGCAATATGTCTATGATGAGACCCTTCAATGAAATCAGGCCAGACACATTTTACAAAGGATAAAAAATCATTTTTAGCTCTGTTTTGGATTTGTTTTTCAGCGTGTAGTACTTGGAGTTGTTTATAAGTTCTTCGAATGTCTGCGGGTAAACTACTGATATCTACGTTTAAATTCATATAAAAATTTTATAAAATTTTTTGCATTACAATATAATGTTCAATAAGTTTTTAACAGCCTTGTCTCTCTAAATCAAGCAATTCAACCTAAAGTAGTGGGACCCCTTTTTAAAAAAGGGGGATCGATGTTTTCTGCTCGAAGTTATTTGGAATTGGGTTTGGTACCTCTATTGAATCGTGGTCCAAGGTACGAGGTCCACCCCCGTGAGGGGGGTGGACCAAGAGCCAACGCGGCGTTAGCCGCGTTGACTATTTGTTATGGACTAACAAAGCTTTCATCATTGTATTGTGCTGCTGTAATTGGTCTACGTTCGCCAAGTAAATCATTGATGATGTAATACATATTGTTATCGTAACCTCGCCAATCTCTATGCTTATACCAAGCGCTATCGCAACCAACTCGTTTAGGCTCATGTACTCTACCGAAGTGATCAACAGCCATATCGCCAAACTTATTAAACCAATCACGTTCACATGTCATTGAACATGCATTGCCATTAAGATAATAGAATGAAGAACGCTTGCGCGTTTCATAATGCTTATCGCCTTTATGTCCTCTTATTCTATCTTTAGTTCTATAAGTATGACAGTTTGGACCTTGGCAATATTTCATTGATCACTCCATATTCTTAAAACAATTAAAACAAATAACATACCGAATATAAATAGTTCAATCATTAGTCTAACAACGTCATATAAGCTTTAGCATTCATTCTACTAAACTTACTCAACGCCTTTTGCATTTCACCATATAACTCAGCTAACTCTAAGTTCTTTATTCTATAATAAAGTTTAGATTCTTCTTCTGTTAACATTTCAGATTCCCCAGAAAATGGGTTTGTTACTTTTATATTTCTATCTGTCATAGTATCTCCCAATTAGTTGCGTATCTGTAACCTTCTTTATCAAGATCATAGTAATGTAAAAAAGGGCGATTGTCTTTTTGCCTATTTCCAAGTCCACGACAATCGTCATTAACAATGCCGAAACGTCTAACTGTTTCGCCATCATTTTTAGTGTACTTGATTTTGAACTTTTTATTTCTTTCTATTGATTTGTCCATAGTAGGGATAATACTTGATTATCCCTAATATGTCAATGGCGTTATTTTGATTGTTGTTGATCGTATATTTGACGTGCCAATATTTTCTGTTCTCTTGATTGAGTTTTGTTTTTCATTGACTTTAACATTTCAGCGGCATTTTTAGGATTGTACATAATTAAACCTGTTGAGTTAGTTCTAATTATTTCAGCGTCATTAATATTTAATCCGCTTTCTTTTGCAAACTCTAGTGCCTCGTCAAGATATTTATATCCTTTGATCACATCTTTAATAAACTTCATTTGAGTTAAGACAGATTTAATCCAATTATGATGACATTGAATTAATTTACCTTTTGCAATTTGCCAGACCATTAAAGTATCAAACTCTTGCTTTGAACAATCGAGTTGTCTATTACGACAATATTCTCGACCAATCAAATCAAGTTTATAATCATCATTCCATTCCTTTGCGTATGATGTTTGATTATCACTACCGCCATTCGTTCCAAGATACTTTGCGTTTGCATCTTGAAATTTAGTTTGGTGAGGATTGCTTTGCTTATCAGCCATTTCAATGTTGATGTCTGGATTGCAATTATCCTGTGCTTTCAACTCATCACGAAAGTAAGCATAACCAAAATCATGATCTCTATGACCATTATCCAAACCATTTATGCCACCATCAATTTTAAAATCAAAGTGGTGTGATATTCTTTTATCAACCATTTTAAAATTATCATTGTCATCACGTTCTTCGGCTTTGCCCATATAACCAAGATGAAAGCAACTATCACTTGCAATAGTATCTACATTGTCAAATTTGTTTTGTAGGTATCTTGCTTTTGCAACATCATCATCGGTGTAATGTCTACGAACAATAGTGTGAGTTAAATCCCACGCCTTGTCCTGTTCTGGTTTAATACTTTCTCTTGCTCGAAAGTATTTTTCTTTCTCGTCAGTTTCTTCCTGTTCAGCATGAACACGCCAACGACTAGCGATCTTATTTCTTAGTTCTTGATTTAATCTTAATCTGCTCATTATTCTCCTTTAGTTAAAAATAAAGTTATATCATGGCTTGACAGTTAAAGTCAATAGGATTATAAATGATGGCATGAACGAAAGAGAATTAACATATAATACTGCATTAGATATTGTCTTTATGAACAAGTGTCATAATTGTGGTTGCACACCCAAAAATGACGAGTGGTCAGATAGAGCAAAAAACTTATGCATAGATTGTAAAAATGATGATTGAAAGTTTATGGTTTTACCCCATTATGTTTTTTGTTGGACTAGCAATACTGTTTTTGTTTGACATTTAAACTTGAGCCCAGATCCAAGGCGGATTGCTCTAATGTGTCTAGCAAAGATTTGTACTAGACCGATTGTAATTGGGGGCTTGGATCTGGGGTCAAGTGACCGCTCCTCATCGACGGATGAATCGAAGTCACGGGGCCAGAAAAAATTATGAAAGAAAAAAGCTACAAGCAACAAGCCCCAAGCTCCAAGCTTGACAGTGAGTCCCAGAGATGATAGGATACATTAGAAAGAGGTATAACATGGAAACAAAACAATTAAAAAGAATCGCGGATGCAATAGAAGAGATCCTGCGACTGGTAAGACAAGACATGAAGGAAATGAAGAAGGCGGCTAAGTGAAACGCTTCACAATAGAAGTAAGTAATGCATCAGGACCTCAGCTGCTGACCATCGCGGCTGAGCTCAAGATCATGAGTAATGCCTGGGAGCGCTTCGGCCCCCGGATCAGGATCAACGGCCAGAAGCTGCAAGCGCCCGAGCTCCACGAACCAAGGACCAAGGCCCAAGCTTCAAGCTCCAAGCGCCACAATATAACCGCATTCGTATAGTATAAAATGATATGTTAAAGAAAGAAGCAAGTAAGATCGTCGGAGGCCTGAGCACACCCGGCAAGATGCCCTGCTATTCTATAAATTTACCCGCAACAGAATGCAAGACTGGCGCCAAGCTCGCCAGAGTACCAGGGACCACGTGCCATGGATGCTATGCACTCAAAGGTAGATATAGATTTAAAACGACCAAGCGCGCAATGGCCCGGAGGATGGAAGCTCTAACCAACCCGCTCTGGGTTCAGGCTATGACTGCATTGATCACCGGCCACAAGTACTTCAGGTGGCACGACAGCGGCGACCTTCAAGGCGCTCAGCATCTCAAGAATATATTCGAAGTTTGCAAGAACACACCAGACACCAATCACTGGCTGCCAACCCGGGAGCACAGCCTGCTGTCTCTTCTGGATCCAGAAGTTATTCCAAAGAATTTAATTATAAGAATCTCCGCAACGAAGGTTGACGGTCTGGCTCCACGCTGGTGGCCCTGGACGTCGACCGTAAGCACAGTCAGCAAGACCTGCCCGGCCCCAGATCAGGGCGGCAAGTGCCGGAGCTGTAGGACCTGCTGGTCTAGAGACATCTCCAACGTGACATATGCAAAACACTAAAATAAATAAGATCCATGAAGCGTGGGCCACGGCCCACGGCTACCGGCTAAAAGGTGCAAGCTGCAAGCGCCAAGCAGGAAGACCCAAGCGCCAAGCTGCAAGCCTCAAGCTTCGAAAGTTTTCTGAATCTCAAGCCAAGTAACTGAGCTCCAAGCTCCGTGGCCCTTGGACCACAGCTCATGGACCATGGCTCCTGGAATAAGTTTCAAGGAGCACGGACCGAGGGTCCGGGCTAAGATAAATGTATTCTTTGGATGTGATTTATGGAAGGCAATTTGGTGTGGTGAGAAACGAACTTTGTTTCCCTTTGCGACTTTTAATTCAACAGTGAAAAACTTCCCAGAATTATTGTAGCCCAACACATCAGGCATACCAAGTAAGCTAAGGTTTTCAATGCGATTCCAGATAATTCCTTTGGTATTTTTTTTAAGATCTTGGTATAATTTACGTTCAGGAGCCATTTGTTTTTTAAAGGAACATTAGTAGTCATCTTTAAGCTTGGTGGGAAGAATAAGTGGAGATTCTTGTACGGTTTTTAAAACTAATCTATGAGCACTATGACCTTGATGACCTATGATTGGAACAGCATGTTCATGCACTTCCATCCGTCTAATTTCATGAAGGTGACTATTATGTTCAACCATAATAACTGCATTAGAAACAGCGTTGCCTTGACGAACGCCCTTACTATCGGCCGCAGTAAAAGTAGATAAAAATTCTTGTAGGTCTTTGACCCTCATTACATTCCTGACTTTCGAGCATTCTCAACTTGTCTGTCTAAATGATCGTGCATCTTCTTATGCTCTTCCTCTAACTCTGTCAATCTTTCTTGTAATTTTCCGTTAAGTTTTTGATGGGACTCGTTGACTTCAAGAGCATCAGCAATCCTATTATATAAATCATTATTTTCTTTCTTAACTCGATCAATCTCTTTTCTTAATTCAATCTTCTCTTTGGATAGATCTATTACAATTCTCTTCGTTCCTTCCAGCGTACTAGTATCTTGCAAAGCTCGAGACAATAATTCTTTCAACTTCCATATCTCCTTCTCATAAGTATCAATCAAAACACTTGTATCTGTAATTTTTTCTCTATCTTTTCTCATTTCTCCCATAATACATTTCCCTTCTTTCACATTGACTTTTTATCAATGTTACCTTAAATTGTCAATATGGGTGTTCCTAAGAGATTAACTGAAATGCAAATGAGATTCGCCGAGTTCGTAGTATTCGGAGGAGTAGATGGACCTATGACTCAAGGTGAAGCAGCCATAGCGGCTGGCTATAGTTCTAAGAGGGCAAGATCAGAAGGATCAGAACTCCTGAATCCTAGACTCAGTCCTTTAGTAGTACAGTATGTAGGTAAACTCAAAGAAGAAAGACTTAAGAAGTTCGCTGTGAGTTATGATGAACATGTGGCTGAACTTGCTCGGATAAAAGAACTCGCTTTAAAGAAAGGGAGCTTCTCCTCTGCAGTAAACGCAGAAACAAATCGAGGCAAGGCAGCAGGATTATACATAGAACGAAAAATAATAAAACATGGGAAATTAGAAGATATGTCAGAGCAAGAACTAGAAGCGAAAATGAAACAAATTTTAGACGATTACGCACCGATTTTAAATGTTACTCCTCCCAATGAAAAACTACCCAAACAAAAATTAAAAATAAAACAAAGCAAAACCAAAAAGCTACCATCTAGTAAAGGTTCAAGACAAGGCAATAAGTCAATACCACAGTCAGTAGTAGTAAAGATATAATTATTACCTTATCCGGATTAAACACTATCTTTTCTTTTTCTTCTTAGCTTTAGCTTTTTTCTTTTTCTTCTTAGCTTTAACTTTTTTCTTTTTAGCCATTAAATCCTCCTTCCATATATTATACATATCTTCGCTTATATCTTCCTCACTCATATCTTCACTAAACATTTCTCTTTTCTATACCAGTTATAACTCCTATAGGAAAGACATTCCTATCTGAATAAGCTTCATCCTTTTCATCATAACTCGCAAAAGTCCAAATGAATTTCTTAGTACGTTTATAGATGTATGCAAACGAAATCAGCTTTGAGCATTCGAATTTATCGAACTCCTCAGCGGTAGCGTGTCCTCCATCCGCTGTAATATCCACCCAGGAGATCTTATAGAAATAATATTTCTTCTTATTAATCACCACGTGACGGTATTTAGTTTTTTTACGTTTCTTTGCCATAATCTTGCCTTAATTCAATCTGCGACACCTATATACAGAATTTATTTTTATTTCATCTGCGCTAAAAAATCCAGTGGGAAAGTGTCGGCTTTTTAATAAAAATCTCCTATTAGTGTTGTTAGAGTAAGCAAGTAATCGAAACAGGGGGGGTGTCGGAAGGGTGTCGGAAGGGTGTCGGAAGGGTGTCGCAAGGGTGTCGGGAATTGCTCCAAAACCCTGAATTTTGTTCATTTGATCAATTTGCGACACTTGAGGGTGTTTTTGCGACACCTCTCCGACACCTCTCCGACACCTTCCCGACACCTCTCCGACACTCAACTCTTGCCTAATTTGTGCCATAATGTTGCCTTAATGTTGCCATCTTCTCTTCTGCATCAGCGACTTTGGACAAAAGCTTATCGATATCTTCCGTTAGAGCGTAGTGCCCCGGAACAACATCCCCTCTCAAGAGTGCGTCGATCTTTACTAATGCTTCTTCTCCATCAGCGGTGTAGCGCTTGATTAAAGCATTAAAGATTCTTTCTCTA